CCGAGAAAATTGAAAATGTCTAAAGTTCAAATAGACTTGAATAATCCAGAATTTCAAAGTGATTTATTTTCTCTTGAAAAATATGAACAACTAGCACTGGTCAAAACTTTAAGAAAAATAAGTAACCTAAGTTGGGATGAATTATATAAAGATCAAGGGCTTAAATGGAAGTTAATTGTCTCTAAAATGGCTAAGAATAACCGACGTATTTACTCTTTTAGATTTTCACAAAAATATCGAGCTTTAGCATTCCGAGAAGAATCTTACTTACGCTTACTTGCATTATATCCTGATCATGATGGAGCTTATAAATAATGTTCATCAGAGAAACGTAGTAGAACATTTGACATAATATATTAAAACTGTACTATTATAATTAGTTTCTAAAAAGCATAAAAATGTCGTGCGAGACAATAAAACGCTCCTAAGATTGGTCTCTAAATCTCTACCTTAAAAGATTTAAAAAAAATTGTTTTTTTATCTTAATTAAGAGATTTTTGTGCCAAGACCACCAATCACCACTTTTTCAAGTGTAAAAGTCAATCCAAGTCCGACAAATAATAATAATGGGCTTTATGTTCCGCAATTAACTACAGCGCAAATAGCAGCGATCCCGCCAGCTACCTTACAGAATGGAATAATTGTATATGATAGCAATACCAATCGGCTTAAAACTCGTCTTGCTGGTGTTGAACAACAAATTAATACTGGTGTTGGTGTAGGAGATGTTGTAGGTCCTGTTATTGCAGGTAACAATAATATTGTTATCTTTGATGGTCTAACAGGTAAAGCAATTAAAGATAGTGGAGTGATTATTGATCGAGTACCTGCTTTGCTCTTAGAGAATTCTTTTAATTCAACTATAGCATCTAACATTGATGTAAATGAAATAGGCAATCTTGGGCATATTAGGTTTATTGATGGTACAGGGTTTATTTTTGTTGATGCTTTAAGTCCTGTTGGATTTTATTTAAATGATTTTGGTCCTGATTCTCAAATTTGTTCAGTATTTACTGGCGGTATTCCAGAAGGTACTACAACTCCATCTTGTTTAGTTGAGTTGAACAGTACGACAGGTGCTTTGGTACTATCTAGATTAAATACAGAAGAGATTGACGCATTATTTGCCACTCCTGGCATGATTTTATTTAATGCTAGTAGCAATAGACTCAATTATCATAATGGGACAGATTGGTTAGATTCTGGAGGAATAGAATTAATTGGTGCAGTTACTGGGGATGGTGTGGGAATTATCGATACGACACTTGCTTCTACAATAACTTGTCCCGATATCCAACAAACTTTTACTGGCGGGATTCCTGGCATATTTGGTTTAGATATTGATAATTCAACTAATAGTACAACTTTTATAGAGATTACTGCAGGAGGGCAACGTAGATTTAACTTAATATATAGTCCTATAGGATATTCAGGAGGACCTTTAAATAGTATCGATTCGCCTGCCATCCCATTTGCTTTAGGTTCTTTTGGGGCAATTCAGTTTTTTAAAGATGCAGTTGGTAATATAGGGATTGGAACTTCTACGCCGCATGCACCATTACAATTTGCCTCTACTTTAGCTAATAGAAAAACGGTGTTATACGAGGTAGCAGATAATGACCATGAGTTCTTTGGGCTTGGTATTGACACTGGTATATTTAGATATCAAACTCCGGCTACAACCGCTGACCATATCTTTTACGCTGGTACATCTAGTACAACATCTAACGAGGTAGCAAGGATTACTGGGACGGGTAACATTAAAGCAGCTGCTGATGTTATAGCAAATGGCGATATTGTGGCAGTTGGTACCATTTACGGGCGTAGACCTAGTGGCTATATTTATGCTCTGAGTGGAAGTGTTACTTCACTTCCTGCCCCAAATTCATGGGTAAAAATAAATGCAGGAGTAACAGTATCAGTTTTATTAAGCAAATTTTCTGCATCTTCAAATAGGCTTCAATACATAGGAAATGGAACTACTATAGCGATAATTAGCTTGAACTGCTCATTAGCTTCTATTCCAGACAACGTTACATTAGGTATTTCAATTTTTAGAAATGGAGTCTTAGTAGCCGGCTCCCCGATATATAATTGGGTAATTAATGCTAATTATTACTCACTATCAACAACTGCATTTGTTTCAATGAATAACGGCGATTATATAGAAGGTTACATGACCTCAACTGCAAATAATTCTGTAGTATCTACTAACGCATTTAATTTATCGGTAACAGCTACTTAAACTTAAACAATTAATAGGAAAAAAATATGGATAAAGAACAATTACTCGAATGGTTGAATAACCAACTTACTAGGTATGACGACTTAATTCTTACTAAAGAACAATTGAAAGATAATTTAGATGCAGCAATAGCTCAAATGCAGCAATCTATACTCGATTTTGAAAATCAGAAAACGGATGCTGATAATGATATAGTTCTTTATAATGTCAATAAGTTACTGGTAGACCAGATTATTGTTATTGTAGAAGCAAGTAATTAAACACGAAAAAAATTGATTTTTGAAATTTAGTGTATACTATTTAAAACAATAATTAGAGGAATATAATTTATGGGATTTAAAGAAATTAGAGACGAACGCAAAAGAAAAAATGCCGAAATGAATGTGATAGTTAGTAATGTAATGACTACTGTGCAAGATGTAATAATTCTTATTAAAAAAGTTTTTAGTGAAAATAGTGCTAATGCTCTTGATTACAAAGAATCTATCAATGAATTACGTATGGCTTGTGAGGATACAATTAAAGAAGCAGGGGATCTAATAACAATACTTCCTGTAGTTAATGAAGATAATTAAAGGATAATTTGGTATGGGAATTTTTGTAGATTATCCGAGTAATCTTTTTCCAGATATAAGTAGTACGCCGACTACCATTTTAACAGCTGATACGAATCCTGTACAAGTTAATGGGTTAAACGTATGTAATAGAATTGGTAGGCCTATTAGGTTTTTTTTAAAAATGATTAGAACTAAAACATCACCAGTCGAAATATATCTTATTAATGAGTTTGAAATTAAGCCATATGATACTGTCGATGTTATAGCTAGATTTGGATTACAAATATTTCTTGAATATTCTACTACACCTAATCCGAGTATAAGCGATAGCTTAGAATGTTTTACTAATCCTAATCAAACATGTGATTGTAAAATCAGCTATACAAGGTTAAATGATTTACCCTTGGCTTAACTAAATACCAACTAATGTCAGGCGAGACAATAAAACGCTTCCTAATACTGGTCTCTAAATCTCTACCTTAAAAGATTTAAAAAATTTGTTTTTAACACTCATTTTTTAATTCTTTTAAGAGGTTTATTATGCCAAGACCAGCAATCACACGTGTCAACGGCGGTTTTCAAGTCGCTGCAAATACCGCTACAAATATCAAAGATAATGGGCTTTTAGTTCCACAGCTAACCACAGCTCAAAGAAATGGCATCCCAACCCCTCAGAATGGGACAATCATAGAAAATACAACTACTAAAACTTTTGAAATCTATGCGACCTATGTAACAGCGAATGGTGGTGCTACTACTTCTGCATGGCTTCCTCTAGGAGTTCCTGTAATGACTGCAGCACAAGGAGGATTCTTTGAAGTAGCTAATAATATTCCTGGACAAATGTATGTTAATGATGCGCCAGAACTTAAAGTTCGTACGGCGGCTGGTTGGGTTAGAACAGTATTAGCTTAATTTCATCACTTTACAGGAAAAATTTATGAATCCAGCAATGCTGAGTTATTTACAGACTACACAACAACAAGGGCAACCTCAACAAGGAGCTGCGCCTCAACAGCAAGCTTCTTCTAATCCTTTTGATGTAGGAATTAGGAGAGCTATTGAAAGTGCTAGGGAATCACTAGGAATGACTGAGAAGCAACAAGATAAGGCTTTAAGAAGGTCAATGCTTGCTTTTGGGGATAACATAGCACAGCAACCTAAACAAACAGGATTCTGGAATAATTTAGGCTCAGCTGGAAGAGCTTTAGCACCTGCAATAATGGAATATGACAATGCAGAAGATCAATCATTAACACAGAATAATGCTCTTGCTAACCAGATATTAGCGTATCAAGCAGCAGAAGAGCAAAAACAAGCTCAAGAAGAAGAAAGAGCATGGAAAAGGGATTTTGCTGAAAGGCAATTTGACGAACAAATAAGATCAACAAACTTATTAGATAGATTTCGGAAATCGTCAAAACACGGTTCTGATGAAAATGACGCAAATGATGAAGGTTTAAGTAAACTCTTAAACACTGCTGAAGAGTTAGTTAAAGACTCAGGTAATAAAGGAGAAAGGAGCAAGCTAGCAAGTACTCTCAATAAATATTCTCCTCTTGGATATAGGTTAAACGAAAAACAATCTGAAATTAATGCTGTAGGGGATGTATTACGAGGTCAATTAAATAAAGCGTGGGGATATAAAAACCAAGCCGAATTTGAACATATACCAAGTATTTCGTCCGATAATTCACAAGAAGCTAATTTAGCTATTATAAAACAATTAAAGTCTCTCCTTCTTAAACATGGAGGAGATGAAAATCAAATACCTCAACAAAATATTAATGCTCTTGCACAAGCAGAAAGTAATCCAGTTTCTGAAGGTGAGGGGCAAGAGTATATCCGTATGTATAATCCTAATACTGGAGCAGAAAGCGAAGTACATAATGAGGATCTAGAGGAAGCTCAGAATAGAGGGTGGGAAATAAGATGAATGGATTAGAAGGTCTAAGAACTAGACCAGTTTCAAACCAGAATTCGGCTCAAAGCCTTGAAGGTCTTAGATTTCGTCCTATACAAAAAGAAGAAGACGATTCTTGGCTCTCTCTTATACCCAAAGCTTTGGGTAAAGGAATAGGTTCAATTGCAGATTTAGCCAAATTAGGCACACAAGGAATAGAAGGAATAGCTAGACGACAAGCTGAATCAGATAGAAGGAAATTTGGATTAATGGGAGCACCAATATCTGATATAGAAACTCCTGAACTCAATACCTTAAGCTCACATGTTCCAGACTATCAAGACATAAGAAAATTTGTAAAAGGAAAAACTGATGTTGATATCGAACCTAAACCTACAACTGAAGCTCAAAGGATAGCCTCGCATGCTGCTGAATTTGCTGGTTCATTAGCTCTTCCAGGGGGATTTCTTGGAAAAGGAGCGGGCTTAGCTAAAGCAGGAAAATTAGGAGCTACTGGTGCAGGTATTGGTGGAACTAGCGGAATATTACAAGAAGATGGAGTTGATCCTTTAACTGCTGATATTGGTACTAGCTTAGCTTTTCCTTTTGGTGCTTCTGCTATAAAAGGTGCTGGCAATCTATATTCTAAATTTACACTTGCAGGTAATAAGAAAAGATTACAAAAGGGTGCTGGTGATATTTTAAGAAGCAAAGTAGGTGAAAAAAATATACCTGATGTTTTAGAAAGATTAGACGCAAAAGCTCCTTTAAATGCTCATTTAAATACAGCAGAACTTGCTGAAAATACTGGGCTTGCACAATTACATCAAGCAATGGGACAAAACCTTTCTCCTATTAGAGAAAAAGAAGCTTTAAACGATGCTATAATTAGAAATAGACTTGGTGAATTATCCTCAAAAACATATTTACAACCAGAGCAAGCTGGCGAATCAATTAGGAATAACCTGTCTCAAACCTTAGATCTGAGGAAGAAAAATAGATCAGAAATTACAGACCCTTTATATCAAAAAGTCAATGAAATAACTGAAGGTGTAGATCTTCCAAATACATTAGCTTTTTTAGAAAAAGAAGGTCAGTTTGCTAAAGGAGATATAAAAAATAATCTAAATTATGTTCAAGATATAATCAAAGCTAATAAAGTTCCAAAAGGCAAATTATCTAATATGACTCTAGGAGGAAATAGGTTAGCAATAGGAGAATTAAGCCCAGAAGCACAAGCACAGCTTCAAAAAGAGTTTTTAGGTCGTCCAGTACCTGCGGAGATTACAAACGCTTTAAAAGACATTTCTGGAAGAATTGGAGCTGCTAAAAAAGCTGGCAATAATGAAGTTGCAAGAACTTTAATGCAAGCTAGGGAAAATCTTCTAGCAGATATGGCATACCTTCCAGAAGAAGAGATTGCACGTTCTACATATGCTAGTTTATCGAAACCTATATCTAGAATCGAAAAAGAACCATTACTTGGGAAATTTGTTAAAAAAGATACCTTTGGCCAAGATTTTCTACTTTCTCCAGAAAAAATACCAGACATGATATTAAATGGGAGTCTGAATAATACCAGAGCTTTAGTATCAGAAATAGGGAAAGATAAAAAAGCCATGGATGTAGTACGGGGACAAGTAGCTCGTAAACTCTTAAATACTTCAGAAAATGCCTCATTAAATGCTTTTGGCGAACAAACTTTGTCTTACAACAAAGTCAATAATTTCTTAAAAAAGAATAGTGCTAAACTCAAATATATTTTCGATGAAGATCAGGTCAAAGTTCTTGAGGACGCTCGTACTATTCTTAAAAAGAGAAATATGGCTATCACAATGGGCAGAGCATTTGGCTCAAATACTCAATCCGAAACAACTCTACTAGCCGCTCTTACGCAGCCAGTTGAATCATTTGGAACAAAAGCATTAAAACGTATTCCAGGCGGAAAATATATTCTGCCGTTATACGAAGCGGGGCAAGCTTATGAAAAGCAACAGATTAAACAATTATTAGAACAAGCTTTGATTGACCCTAAAACTGCTAAACTACTTTTGATGCCTGCAAAAGACATTAAAAGTCAAAATGGTTTAACATCAGTTTTAAAACAAGTTGGTCTACCTGCAACAGCTTATTCTCTTATAAATGCTAATAGAGAGGAGAAATAACATGGATTATAACCCTCTACGTATTGAAATACAAAATTATGCAAATAGAACTGATGATTTTTTTATTGCACAAATTCCTGGATTCATAAACAAAGCAATGAATCGGATTTACTCAGAAGCAGAAAGTATAGGCTTTGAGATAGTAATAAGAGGTAACCTAATAATTAATGATAAAACATTACCAAAAGCAGACAATTGGAAACAAACAATTAGTTTTAATATAATTGATGATAGATTAAACCCTACTCTTATTTCTCTTGTAGAGCCAAGAAGCTTCGAATTTTGTCAAGTATATTGGCCTCAACCAACTACTACAGCAAAACCTATATTTTTTGCAGATATCCTAGCATATAACAGTTTCTACTTTGCTCCTACCCCTGATTATGCCTATCCGTTCCAATTGATTTATCGTGGGTTACCTTTATTTAATGAGGCAAATTCAACAAATTTTTTAACTTTAAGATATGAGAGTCTGCTTTTATATGCTTGCTTGTTTGAAACACTTCTATGGTTAAAAAATGATGAACGAATAGCTGCTGTTGAAGCATCGTTCAATCGTGCTCTGCAGGATGTAAATAAAGATAGAAAAGGTCAAATCACAGACCGTACATCACAGAGAGGTAAAAGCTAATGCAAGCTAACCTTTATCCTATAATATACAACCCTGGCATTCAAAGAGATGGTTCGCAGTTTCAAGGCGATTATTGTCTTGATGGACAATGGATTAGGTTTCAAAGAGGAAAAGTCAAAAAAATAGGAGGAATGAAAGGTATTGCTCCTCAAGCTCCAATTGCTAATGTTACTAATTTAACGATTGTACCTTGGACAGGTGGCGGAGAGGAAGTTTTAACCTTTATAAGTCATAGAGAAGGTATTTATGTTATTACCAGCTCTATTGATTGGGAGGCTGTAAGATCTTTATCAATATTAGATATAGTAGCTAATCCAACAACTCTTTGGGAAACTACTACAGTTATTGACAAAGGAGGCCAGAACACTTCTATAGTATTTATGCAAACTCCTAATGGAGTGAATATAAACCAAAATTCTGCATCTACATTTTATGTACAAAACATTGCAACACCTCTTGTAGCACCACCAATTCAGCCACTAGTAGGAGTAGATCCCTTAATCAATGGGGGGCTATGTTTTGCAGCACCATATCTCTTTCTATACGGCTCAAATGGTCTAATTCAATATAGTACATTAGCTAATACTTTTGAGTTTAAGGCAGATGATAAGGCTACTATATCATCTGATAAAGTAATTTTTGGTAGCCCAATTCGTGGTGGTTCTAATAGCCCATCTTTACTCTTTTGGACTTTATCGTCTGTTGTACGTGTCACAAATGCAGCTACTGGAGAAAAGGCGATAGGTTTAAAGAGTGATACGATTTCAAAGAGCTCTTCTATTTTGTCTAGTAGGTGCGTAGTTGAATATGATGGTCTTTTTTTCTGGGCAGGTACAGACAGGTTTTTTGTTTATAACGGTATTGTCCAAGAAATGGATAACCGAATGAATCTAAATTATTTCTACGATAATCTAGACATGAACTATCGACAAAATGTCTTTGGTGTCAAACAGACAAAATTCGGTGAAATCTGGTGGTTCTATCCAGTAAAAGGAGATAATGGAGTTGTTAAAAGAGCTATCGTATACAACAAAAGGGAAAACTTTTGGTATGACGTAGATCTTCCAAGAACAGCAGGCACTTTTTCTAATGATTTTGGATTTATGGCTACTTTTGGTAGTCCCCTTGTTAACAATGATAATACGCAGCACTTATGGAAGCATGAAGTTGGTGAGAGTCAAGAATGGAGGCCTGCAGGGGATAAACAAATAGATTCTATCCCTTCATCTTTTACTACTCCAATATTTTCATGGGTAGCATTTCCGCCAAAACCAAGTAGAGGGGCATCCCCATCTCAATTTATTAATAGATGGATGGATTTACAAAGAATAGAACCTGACTTTGTGGTTCCAACTGGCGACGAATCTAAATTCCATGTCATAGTTAATACTCAAGAATATGCTCAAAGTCCTGTAGTCAACAGCAATCCTATACAATTCACAAACGATACACCAAAAATCGATATGAGAGTTCAGGGTCGCAACATGAGTCTTACATTTGGGTCATCTAGTGCTTTTGAAGCTGGACAAATCATATTGTTAGTTGGTACTGGAGATGAACGATAATGGTAATTTGGCCAGAATACATAAGTTTAAATAATTGGACATCTGCTTTAATAGCAGATTTCCCAAATTCATTTCTACCACTTCTCCAAGATGAAAATAAATGGCAGGAATGGGGGGCAGCTGTAATTGGTACTGGAGTTTTTTCTCGTGCAAATGTTCCTTCTCCATTTTCTATTACTCAAGGAGTTAAAAAAGAGAATTTTAAGGAATGGCAAGAATGGGCAAAGGTTGTCTACATGATTGTTAATAACGAATCCACTAATATAGAGGTAAATTAAATGTTTGATACAAGGTTTAATAATGGATACCAAAATACTGATATGCAACAAGCTATGCCATTAAATACAAATCCATATGCGGCTCAGTATCCAAATCAAGATCCTAATCAGATGCCTCAATCTCCTTATATGCAAGAGAATATGTTGTCTAATATGATGAGTAATAATAGTACTTATCCTGCACAATATCCAGCTCCTAACATTCCAAACCAAGACCCCAATACTGTTAATTATGCAGAGGGTGGAGAAGTAAAAAGGGGCAAAAAGAATAAAAAGAATGAGCAAAATAGCCCATATCCAGCTTTAGCAGAAATGATAAGGCAGCAAGGAAAAGGTGAAGATACGGTACTTGCTCATATTAACCCATTAGAAGCTATGATTTTACACAATCTTGGTGGAAGTGGAACAATAAACCCTAAAACTGGATTACCTCAATTTAGTATTTTTAAGAGTCCTGCAAAATGGTTTAAAAGTGTAGTAGGTCCTGCTGCTGGAATAGTTTTAGGCAATATGATTTTACCTGGAATTGGAGGAATGGCAGGAGGAGCTTTAGGAGGAGCAATAGGCTCAAAGGTACGTGGTAGAAAAGATATAGGACAATCTGCACTGCGTGGCTTTGCTATGGGAGCAGCAGCCCCAACATTAGCTGGTTTAGCTGGTAGTGGATTAAGCTCATTAGGAGCAGGAGGTGTAGGAAGCTCTTTAAGTCAATATGGTGCTGATAATGCTATTTTACCATCTTTGAGTAAGTTACTTGGTATTGGAGGAGCAGCGGCTACAGGAAGCAGCTATATGAGTGGAGCTTCTGCTGGTACAAATCCTTTTCAAAATGGTACTACTCCTCAGTTTTCCATAGGTGATGTTTCGCAAAATCTCCCTCAACCAGAAATGGGATTTATGGATAAACTAATGGGCAACGGTAAAAATTTTCTTACTGATCCTAAAAACCTTTTGACTATGGCCTCGGTTGGCAGTTCCTTTTTAAACCGTCCAAAAGCTCCAAAAGAAAAATCGCCAGAACAAATGGCTGATGAACAAAAACGTTTGCAAAAAGCACTTAGATTAAATCCTGCAGAACTAAAAGAGATGGAAGGTAATTTACTTGCTGAAGAACAAGCTAGAAGGAGGGTAGCACGACAAAAATTCTTACCAGAGGAACGTTTAGGTCATATTGAACCTCTATATCGCAAAAGCCATACTCCAGAAGAATATAAGAAACATGGTAAATGGTTTAATTATTATAACAATCCAGAGTTTTCAGGTGAGGCTATACCGTTTAAAAAGGGTGGTTTACTAGAAACAATGATAGTAGGAGAGATGCATCCTGATGAATCAGGTTATATTGATGGCATAGGAGGAGGACAAGATGATGATATAAGAATAGATTTATCCGAAGGTGATTACATTGTTGACCCCTCAACTGTATCGGATCTTGGAGATGGTAATAGTAGGGCAGGTGCTGAAAAAATAAAAGCCCTTGTTTCTAGCGGTGAATACAAAATTAGCGCTAATGACCTTGATAGAATGGTAAAGAACGTTCGTAAACACAAAAGAGGTGGCAAAGTCAACTTACCTCCTAAAGCAAAATCATTAACATCATACATGAGATAAAGGGGATAATATGGGTTTCTTCGATAAATTAATAAGAGGCACTACAAAAGGCATGTTCAGGAATGTTACGTCAACTCCTCAGCAAGCCCCTCAAGAAATATATAAAGCTCTTCCTACTATTCAGCAAAAACCACAACAAAGATATGCAGCTGATTTAGCCCCTGAAGAACTCATGAATGAAGCATCAAAGGTTTTAGCTAAGGATCAAGCAAGACTTTCAGGGGTAAATTATCCAGTATACAGAGGACAAACAGTAGCCCCGATGTCTGCTCTTACTCAAAGAGCGAGAGGTTTAAGGCAAGAATTTGCTTCAAAACCAGCACCATTATCACGGAGGCTAGAAAGTGTTTTAAATCGTCCTAATGTAGGAATTGGTCCACAAGATATAGAACGTCAATTGGGGATGCTAAGAGAAGGGCAAGGAAATTTCAATGAAGGCCAAATGTTAGACATTTTGCGTAAACAATTTAGGCAGGCATACGAACCAAGAGCTGAGAAATTCAAACAAAGAGGTCAAAAAGATATTCAAAGGGGACTAGGAGAATATTCAGTAGGTCTAGGAGATATAGGACAAGCAAGTGGAGTTTTGGAGCAATCTAGTAATGCACAGCTTGCAAAGATTCTTAGGGAATTACAAACTCAAAAGGAAGCCCAAAGGGAGGGATTAGTTGGAACACTTGAACAATTCGGCGCACAAAAACATGGATATACTAATTTAGCTAATAGAGTTGCTAGAAACTCATTTGACCAAGAAGCTAGTTTACCTCATAGAAGAATGGAATTATTACGAGAAGGCCTTGGATCTTTAATTGGAAGAACAGAGACGGGAGTTGACCCAGACATTCAGCAACAAGCAGGAAAGCAAGGATTGCAGGCATTAAGAGCATATGGAATAGATACATCCAAACCAGTAGAACAATGGGGCGATGCAAGAACTAATATGCCTCAGTATAGAGGTCAATTAATGGCAAATCTTCCACCAGAAATATTAGCTTCACATGCTACCTTAGAAGGCATAGATCCAAGATTTAAGGATAGTATGCATGGCAAGCGTAGAGAAGTAATGGATCAATTAATGGGAGATAAGAGCATTGGTCAAAGATCTGTAGAAGCAGTGCCACAAAGAATGCGTGGTGCTGTTGAATCGCTTGAATCAGAAGCAAAACAAAAATTAAAAAAAGACTTAGATGCCATTAATGGTAGATATATTAGGAATAACCAGTATGGCTCTCCACAACATATGAAAGAAGCTGAGGAAAGAGCTAGGGAAGTTTCAAAAGCTACTTTACAGGAAAGGAATAGATTATTACAAGATGCAATGAAATCTGAATTATCTTTAGGGCATCAAGGTCAACTTGCTAAGCTTCAACAATTAGGGCTTTATGGAGCGCATGGTCAAAAAGAGTTTGGCGATGTACTTGGTAACCTTAGGAATATGAATAAACTCGGCTCTACTAAATGGGCTAATGAACAAGCTGAAAATGAAGAATTATACAAAAATTATCAAAATGAAGCTGCATGGGAGTGGCCTCATTTGAAAGGTGTTCTTAGTCAACAAGCTCGTCAAGGAGCATTAGGAGATATATTTAGAGGATTAGAACAAAGGAACATATCACTTGATAATATTGTAAATCTAAATACAAGATATAGTGAGCTAGAAAAAGAACGTAATAATTGGAGCAACGAGCGTGATGCCTTAAGAGGTGAGCTAAATAGTAGTCAAAGTGCCCAAGCTGAGTTACAAAAACAATTAGGAATATTCAACGCTCAACAAGCGCAGCAACAAGCTGCTCGACAACAAGCGCAGCAACAAGCTGAGGAACAACAAAAATATGCACAGCAAAGGGCTCAACAAGAACAAGCAGAAAAACAACGATTATACTTATTAAACGTAGAAGGATATCAAAAAAGAAAAACTGGTGCTGAAAAAAATCTTCATGATGCACAACAGAAGGGCAATGAGTTTTGGGCAAGACATTATCAGCAAGAAATAGACAACATGAATAGACTACTTGAACAAAGATAAAATTAATAAATTTATATTATAATTAACATCAAAAAGAGAACTAACATGGTAGGAGCTAAAGAATTTGCAATAGGACGCAAGGTAATTGAGAAAAAAACAAAAAACCCAATTATTGAAGGTATATCTATGCCAAGATTTATGAGATCTCATGAGAGCGAGATTAAAGAAGTTGCAGGCTCATTTTTAGATAAACAACACAAAAATAGTTTTAGCTTGCCTAAAATCATGGAGCATGAAGAAGTTATGGTCAGACGTTTACCTAAAATGCATAGGCCTCATGATGTTCGTACAATAAACCCTATTTTAGAGGAATCAGAGGACAGAAAACCTATTGTCCGTAATGTTCCTAATGTATCTAAAAATAAACCTGAAAAGTCGGACACAGAAGACGATTTTTCAGAGCATTTAATAAACCATCTAACATATAAGGTATTCCAAAATATTAAGAATTACCTTGACAAAGATGTAAGAAAACCTATGGGAAACCCACAAATTAAACTCGAGATAAATTTATAAGTGTTAAAACATAAATTCAGAGCCATAGCAACCGAGCTTGACGGTATTAAGTTTGCCTCAAAAAAGGAAGCAAAACGCTATATGGAACTTAAGCTATTACAACAATCAGGAGCACTGTTATTTTTCCTCCGTCAAGTACCATTTCATTTGCCTGCTAACGTCAAATATGTATGTGACTTTTTGTGTTTCTGGAAACATGGAACGGTTACTATTGAAGATGTTAAGGGAATAAAAACCCCTATGTATATTTTAAAGAAAAAACAAGTAGAAGCTCTTTATCCTATAAAGATAACGGAAATTTAGCCATTATTTCCAATAATAACGCCCTTCTTTTTCTTTTACAAATTCGTTTGGTTCTCCATAATTATTCCAAATACCAAAACTAAACTGTCTAATAAGACAATTATCAGATATAAGATACCGCAATCCATCATATTTTGATTTATCGTTATATTTTGCCTCCTGTAATTTTCCTTCATCGGCAGTCATAACAGGCATTCCCTGTAATTCTGTATTAGAAAACATGTGATTTCGTGCTTCCTGATAAGACATAAGGTCTGATTTTCCCTCTCTCTTAAAATCAGATAATGCTTGGGCAAAACGTAAAGTATTATAATCTTCTGTCATTCTACTGCTCCATTTTCTTTAAGTAATTCAATTATATCTTCGTGTTCTTCTAAAGTAGCAAAATATAAAGCAGTATTTCCGTCCTCATCTTTGGCGTTTACCTCTGCACCTCTATCAATAAGCAACTCTGCTATTTCTTTATAACCTTCTGCACAAGCCAACATTAAAACCGTCCAACCATCGTCATCAGTATTAGGGCTTGCGCCTAAATCTAACAATCGTTTAACTTCATCAAAGTCGTTTTGCTCTACTGCCTCGTATAAGTCTCTTTCATCTTGTATCATGTATATCATTTTGCCTCTCTTTCTATTAAATAATTTTCTATTTCTGTAGAATTATTACAACTAGCAATCATCAAAGCAGTTCTTCCTTCATTATCTTTAGCATCAAGATTAGTATTAGAATCGATGAGAAGCTTTCCTATTTCTGGCTGGTTATTCATACAAGCAAGCATTAAAGCATTATATCCCCAACTATTTTGGGTATTTATATCTGTCTTTGCTATAAATAATTTAGACATCTCTTTACGAAAGTGACTAACAGATAACATTAAAGGAGTCCATCCATATCCATCTTGAACATCTAGATTAATACCACTGTTTATTAAACTCTTTACTACCTCTAGCTCATTCATTCTTATTGCACGAAATAAAGCCTTTTCATCTTTAGATAAGTGTTCTTCACAATCTATCATTTTGTACCTCCTTAAATTTACTCTACTAATGACTTAATTAATTTATTAACAGCTTCTTGATGTTCAGTACTTTTAATTTTCATAAAGTTACGAGATATTTCAATACACATACGCTGATGTTGTGTTGTTACAGGGTCATTATTGACCTCTCCGATTCCTTCGTAGAAATAAGATATATTTTTCCCCAATTCTTTTGCTATTAAAAGTAATCTTCCAACGGAAATTCTATTTTTTCCTCTTTCATATTTGTATAATTGTTGGTGAGTAACACCAATCTCTCCAGATAGTTGTTGACGTGATAATCCCCTTGCAAGTCTTAGGGAATATATATTTTTACCAATAAACTTATCAACTTCTTCAATATAATCGTGTTGTCTAGCCATTTTGTAGAACCTTTTTATTTTTGAACTATTTGTTTTCTATAGATTGTTTTTCAAGCATGTTGATCAAAGCATTAACTTTGTCGTCGTCTAATTCTTCTAACGTACTAACTTCTGCTTTTTTGCACCATTTATCTACTGTCTCATCTGGAGTCTCACTATCTTGTATTAGCTGATAAAGTTTATCTCTAGGAGTAATCTCGTTAACTTCAATAACTTCTTGAGCTTCAGTATTTATCCCAGTATCTAGTAAACTATCTAGTCTTTCATTCAAAGTTTGAGATTTTGAAATCTGAGGTTTTGGAGTAACATCTATTGGGTAATCCCGAGCTTCTTCAGCAGAAATCAATCCACCAAGAGCATCGGCAAATTTATCTCTTAAAGCAAAGCCTCTAGCTCTCATCTGTAGCATTCTTTTTGGGTATTGTTGCCATGGACCAGATTTATTCCATAAACCTGCTTTCTTCGCATCCTCTATACTATAAATAACTGTATGCTCGCTTTGGTTTATGCGCTTTACTATACACACAGCTGCCTGTAGTTTTTCATCAAAATGTTCTTTGATATCTTCGAATGCCGAATTTGCTTGTACTAATGCTAGCATTGCATCACCATAAACAGAAGGTTTACCATTAATTACTGCAATATTTTGCAAAGCCTGTATTGGTTTTAGCCCCAATTCAGCTCCCATTTGTACAGCAACTAAAATATCTGCTGCCTTACCTTGATAGCCTTTTGGAACAATAGAGCTTTTTGCCATAATCTCAGCAAATTTCATGGCTTCTTCCAAGCTACTAGGAGTTAATGAAAATGTATTTCTTTGTGGTATAATCGCTACGTTACTCATTATATTATTCCTCATTTAATTAAAAATACTCGTGATCCTGGAACTTCAGAGATACATTGATTGTAGATTCCTGCATGTTCTTTTTGTAAGAATTTACTATTAAAACTAATGCGTGGTTTTGTATTTTTCCAGCTCACCATAATTTGATCGTTATTATCCACTAAAAATTCACAATCCCGCATAAATTCCATTATATCTATTTTTTTCGCTTTAATAGCTTCATCAAGCTGTTCACGTTCGGCTTTCATAGCTTTTAATTCGTGGAGCTTCTGAGTTATATTATCATTTGCTAATATTTTACTGCCATTGCTAGTAGGCCATAGACCTATTGTATCTGCAAGTTCGATACATTTTGGTGGAATTCCTTGTAATACGTAATCATTCCAAAACTGTTTAGCTAGTATCATCATCTTGTCTTCATCAATAACTTCTCTATCACGATTATATGTATATATGCGAAGCTCTTGCCCACCAATTAACACAGCTATATCCACTCTATCCACATCACAAATTGCTGCATACCACGCAACTTGGCACAAGTATGCTTTTGGTATATGGCTTGTATATTCTTCTCCCCATATAGGGTTTCCATCTTCATCTTTCTTCTTAGAAGCAAATTCGCCCGTAGTTTTACATTCTAGGATAAATCTTTTATTATTCTTCTCGTCGTAAACCCATCTATCTATATTTGCTGCTAAAAATTTATGTTCTGGATGATATATTGTACTTTGTTCCACCTCTACTTTAAATCCAGTTTCTTCTTCATACATTTTAGATACGAGATCTTCAAATACTATCCCCCATTTTGCTTTTTCATTAATAGTATTATCTATTTTACCAGTGGTTTTCTGTATATATACGCCCACAGCCGTAGAATAGTCATTTAAACGCATTATTGCAGCTACATCACTACCACCTATATAGTTCTTTCTTTCCTTTAACCAATTTTCTCTTTCTAGATCATTCATTTTCATTTCTCCTCTTTAATTCCATGCGGATAATCAAACTCTATGTTTTTTAAGTCTTCATCAGCAGTAAAACTTACAATTTCTCCTAAGGTTAAATGACCCACTATTTTACTAGCTGTTTCCTCATCTAATACCCATTCTTCTGCAATAATCTGTCTTTCTGGCAATGTTCGTAACTCTCTAAAATAAATTTTTCTCTTTGATTTAATTACTTTCCCATTATGATTAAATATAGTCTCATAATGATTAAATATAGCCTGATAGCTTGATCTCTTTTTTAACATGGTATATATTCCCCTTTGTGTTATATCTTGGTTCTGTAATGTGGGTCTTGGTAGGCACGGGATCTGTATTGTTAAAACCTCTCTCTATACAAGAGGCGATACCAATACAGATTTCTTATCTCATAAAGAAGGATAGCCAGTACAATGAGAAAAGTAATACTGATAGAGTTCTTTTCTTTCTTCCCTTAATTGACATTGATAATCCTCTATTAATTGTTCTAGCCCAATAGGGTCATAATATTTTGAATCCCAATCAAGATTATATTCAGCAGCTTGTTTAAGTAACAATTCGTATTCTCTGACTAAATCACCCAAGGCAAGCCAATCAATGTCGTTTTCATTATAAGGAATATGATATGTATTGGCCTGAGCAAGTAACTTTTGGCCTTTTTCACTCTGTAATATTCTTTGATGTTGTATTTTGGAGTTTTCCTGTAGGACAAGTCTAGTATCAAGCAATTTCATCGCATTTCTAGCACTTTCCAAATTGTTTAGCGCTATTGCCAATTTTGCGTTTTGGACACTTAAAGCTTCGAAGGGTGAATTTAAAGATTTAGTCATATTAGTTAACTCATGATTATTGCATGAATTAACTTTATCATAAATTATTGAAATTTGATTTTCTTGAGTAGTTTGTAGATCAGACATAAAAACCTCATAAAATTACGTTATGAGGTTAGTATACAAAAAAATTA